GGCCGCCTGAAAATGGCGGCGCGGACGCGCCGGGCAATGGCGAGGCTGAGGCGGCGCACGCCGGCAATAACCATCGATCCCGTCGCAAACGCTAAGGCGCGCCGCGCATTCATCAACAAAAGGAGAGCGTCATGGCAGACGAAACCGATCGAGCCGCGAAAGACACGGTGAAAGACGCGGCGAAAGACGCGGCGAAGGAAAAGGCCGCCCAGGCGGCAAAGGACAGGCTCGCCGCGGAGGCGGAACGGCGCGCCAAGCAGAGCGCCGAGATGCAGGCGCGCAACAAGTGGCGCCCGACGCCGACGCAGGAAGAGTGCGATCTAGTCGCCATGGGCTTTACGATCGATCAGGTCGGCAAGGCCGATGACGGCTCCGGGCCTGATCCGCACGAAGAGCACCGCCGAACGATGTGGCCCGGGCATCAGTCGAAAGAGCACGAACAGACGCGCGACATGAAGCCGGCGCGGCACGGCGTCGGTTACGAAACCCGGTAGATGCTCGGCGGGCGTCTCATCGCGGCGGCGCGTCGGCTCGTCCAGCGCGCCGTCGAAGGCGCCGTGCGACCCGGCCCCTGGCCGCTGCCGACCACGGGCGGCTGGCTCAGCAACGAAGCCGGGCAATACTGGAATTGGTGGCAGATGGGCTATTCGCCTGAATCCATCAGTCGATCGGCGATCGTCGAAGCCTGCGTCTCGGCCTACGCGCAAACCATCGCCATGTGCCCGGGCGACCATTGGCGGGCGACGACGCTTGGCGGCCGCGAGCGCGTCGACAATTCGGCGGCGGCGCGGCTGCTGCGGCGGCCGAACGCCTACGAGACCATCTCGGATTTTCTGCTTAATTTAACGAGACAGCTTTACGCCACCGGCAACGCCTACGCGCTGGCGCTGCGCAACGACCGCTATGAGGCCGACGAATTCCACTTGATGAATTCTGAGCTCAGCCGGCCGCTGCTGGCGCCGCAGGGCGAAATCTTCTATCGGCTCACCGGCAATGACGTGATCGGCCGGCAGCTTGGCGATAGCGCGAACTACGAATTGACGGTGCCGGCCCGCGACGTGCTGCACATCCGCCTACACGCCCGCCGCTCAAGCCCCTGGCCGATGATCGGCGAGACGCCGTTGGCGGCGACCTACGGTGACTTGCTGACGCAAGGCGCGATCCTGGGATCGCAAGGGCAATTCTACTTGAATCAGGCCCGGCCGTCGGCGGTGCTGCAAACCGACTTGGTGCTGTCGCGCGAGCAAGTCGAAGAGATGCGGCAACGCTGGGACGAGCAGTCCAAGAAGCTGGCCACCGGCGGTACGCCGATCCTGACATCGGGCCTCAAGGTGGCGACGTGGAACGTCTCGAACCGCGACGCGCAGATGGCCGAGTTCCTGAAGGTTTCGGAAGAGCACATCGCGCTCGCCTTCCGCATCCCGTTACAGATCCTCGGCCTTGGCGGTGGCAGTCCGGGCGGCTCAACCGAAGTCCTGATGCGCATGTGGGTGGCGACCGGCCTGGGCTTCGCCCTGAACCACATCGAGGAAGGCTTGGGGCAATTCTTCCGGCTACGTGGCCAGCCGTATGAATACATCGAATTGTCGACCGATCCGCTGCTGCGCTCGGCCTTCAAGGATCGGATGGAAGGCTTAGCTCGGGCGGTGCAGGGCGGCATCTACTCACCGAACGACGCGCGCATGGCGGAAGGCTTCGACGCCGTGCCGTTCGGCGATGAGCCGCGGGTGCAGCAGCAAGTGGTCCCGCTGTCGGCGGCGGGCAAAATCCAGCCGGCGCCGGGTGCGCCCGGTCCGCCGGGTGCTCCGCCGGCGCCTCGAGCCGTGGAACGTGACCCACATGAAACCAAACGCGCCTACGACAAGCTCCGGGCCGCCGTCGGCGACGCCCGCCGACACCTCCACTGACGCCATCACCGAGGCCGTCGGCCGGCTGTTCGCCGAGCTAGCCCGCGATCTTGAGCAGAAGCTCGCTCTACGGATGGCCGAGATGCTCTCGGAAGTGAAAGGCGTGGCCGGCGACATTCAGGGCCGAGCCGTCGACTTTCACCTAGCCTGGAAGCGCGACGCCGATCGCGAGGTTGAGCGGCACATCAGGGCGGTCAACCGCATCGAAGGCTTTGTGCAGCCGCCGCCGGGCGAACGCGGTGAGCAAGGCGAGCCGGGACCGCAAGGATTGAAGGGCGATCCGGGCGATCCGGGGCAAGTCGGCTCGGCCGGCGCCGAAGGTCCACAAGGGCCGCAAGGCGTGCAAGGTGAGCGCGGTCCGCAAGGGGCTCGCGGTGAGCCGGGTCAGGCCGGCACGCCCGGTGAGATCGGCGCGCAAGGGCCGCAGGGATCGCAAGGCGAGCGTGGACCGCAAGGTGTCCGCGGCGAGCCCGGACAAGCCGGCCTGCCGGGCGAGGAAGGCCCGATGGGTCCGCAAGGTCCGCAAGGCGAGCGCGGCTCGCAGGGTGCTCGCGGCGAACCCGGACAAGCCGGCCTGCCGGGCGAGGAAGGCCCGATGGGTCCGCAAGGTCCGCAAGGGGAGCGCGGCTCACAGGGCGCCCGCGGCGAACCGGGTGAGCGCGGCTACAAAGGCGACAAGGGTGAGGCCGGCGACAAGGGCGAGCGCGGTGAGCAAGGCGCTGAAGGCCCGGCCGGCCGCCTGCCGGTGATCGTCGAGTATGAGCCGAAGAAGGTCTATTACCGCGCCGACTGCGTGACCTTGTTCGGCGCGACCTATCAGGCGCTCAAGGATACCGGCGAGGCGCCGCCCGATCGCGAGCATTGGCGGCTACTCGCCGCCGCCGGCCGCGACGGCATCAGCCCGACGGTGCGCGGCACCTTCGACCGGCACACCGACGACTACCGGACGCTCGACATCGTCATGCTGAACGGCTCATCCTTCATCGCCCGCCGTGACGCGCCCGGCGATTGCCCAGGTGAGGGTTGGCAATGCTTGGCCCTGGTCGGCAAGCGCGGCGACCGCGGCGAGGCGGGCCACAAGGGGGCACGCGGGGAACATGGCGAGAAGGGCGAGCGGGGCGCGCCAGGGGCCGACGGCACGCCGGCGCCTACGATTGTGGCTTGGCGCATCGACCGCGATACCTACGCAGCCTACGGCGTCCTGAGCGATCGTAGCGAAACGCCGCCCCTCGAACTGCGACCCCTGTTCGAAGAATTCGAGAGCCAAACATCATGATCCACGAACGCCAATTCAGCCGCGCCGGCGGCGTCCGGTCGCTCTATCGCGCCTGCGTCATGCGCGCCGTGCGCGTCAAGGAGCCCGGCGCCGGCAACCGCTGGCCCGACGATCCGGTGGTCGACATGGTGCTGCGCGCCGCCGAGACACCGACCACGCTCGCCGGCACGCCGGAGCTACAAGGGGTGCTTACGGAATTCCTCGCCGCACTGGCGCCGCATAGCGCCGCGGCCGGCCTGTTCCGGCTGGCGACTGACTTGTCGTTCGGCAATGCCGCGACGATCGCGCTGCCGCGCCTCAGCGAAATCGATCAGGCGGATTGGATTCGCGAAGGCGCGCCGTTCCCCGTCGTGCGAGGCGCGGCGTCGGGCGTCAGTATGTCGCCCTACAAGATCGGCACCATCGTGCCGCTGTCGAATGAGATGATGCGCTCCTCGTCGGCCGAGGCGGTGGTGCGACAGGCGCTCATGGACAACATCGGGCCGTCGCTCGATCGCTCCCTGTTCGATGATCAACCCGGCGTCCCTGGCCTACGGCCGCCCGGCTTGCTGCACGGCGTGACCGAATCGGACAAGTCGACCGAAACCAACAAAAGCGAGGCGATGGTCGCCGACCTTGAAACGCTGATCGCGGCGCTCGCGCCATATGGCGGCAATGGCAACATTGCGATCGTCGCCTCGGCCAAGCACGCCGTGCGCTTCGTCATGCGCGGCTTCATGGGCGATCGGTCGCCCTATCCGATGCTGATCCACGCCGGGCCGTCGACGGCGCTGATCGCAGTCGCCGCGGCGGCGCTGGCGGTCGCTATCGATCCGCCGAGCATCGACGCTGGCGGCGAAGTCTTGCTGCACATGGAGGATACGAATCCGCTGCCGATCGTCGACGACGGCGGCACCGTCGCATCGCCGGTGCGCTCGACGTGGCAGACCGACAGCGTCGGCTTGCGCTTCCGCTTGCCCGTGTCCTGGGTGCTGCGGGCGCCGGCGGTATCCTGGCTGATGCCAACGTGGTGACGACATGGCGGAGCTCATCGTCAACATCCTCGATCCGGCCGACGTGATCGACTTCCTGTCGATCGAGGAAGCGAAGTTGTTGCTCGGCCTGCCCGGCGGCGACGCTTCGCAAGACGAGGCGCTGAAGCTGCAGATCTCGATCGCCTCGGCGACCATCGCGCAACTATGCAATCGGACCTTTGCGCGCGAGCGCGTCAGCGAGACCTGGCGCAAGCTCGGTGCGGCGCGGTTGTTCCTGACCCATTTCCCGGTCGAACAGGACGACATCGAAGCCGTGGAGGCCGGCGGCGGCGCGCTGGCGCCCGATGCTTATGAACTCGAGGAGCAATCCGGCAAGCTCCTGGGCCTCGGTCGGCTCGCCGAGCCCGTGCGCATCACCTACACCGGCGGCTTCGAGTTGCCCGATGAAGCACCCTTGCCGCTCAAGCAGGCGACCATCCTCTTGCTCGTGCACGCGCGCAGCCAGGCGACGCGCGAATCAATCGAAGGCATTCGCATGATCAGCCACAAGGAATCGCGGGTGATGTTCTTCGACCCTTCGCAGCAGCAGGCCAAGGGCGGCCCGGCGGCCGGCGCGCTGGGCTCGGGCGTCAAGCAGGTCGACGATCTGCTGATGCATTACGTCAAGCTGTGGGCGTGAGGACATGCGATGCCGTCATTCAACTCAGCCTCGCTCGAACATCTCGGGCAATGCCATCCCGAATTGCAGAAGGTGGCGCTGGAGGCCATCAAGAGCTTTCATTTCCGGGTGATCTGCGGGCACCGTGGCAAGGCGGCTCAGGACAAGGCCTTCGCCGAGAAAAAGTCCAAGGTGCGCTGGCCCAATTCGAAGCACAACAAGAAGCCGTCGCTGGCGATGGATTGCGTGCCGGTGCCGCTCGACTGGAACGACATCGCCTCGTTTCGCAACATGGCGAGCCACATGAAGGCCGCGGCCAGGAAGGTCGGCGTGTCGATCAAATGGGGCGGCGACTTTAAGGGCTTCTTTGACGGTCCGCATTTCGAAATCTGAGCGGGTGAGAGATGGCCGACGATAGCCAAGTCGGTATTCCGCCGCCGGCCGCCAGGACGCCGCCGGCCGCCAAGATGACCGATTATCCTGGGGTGGTCGCGCTGTCACTCGGCGTTTTCTTGACGACCATCCTGGTGGTCGTCGCCGGCAAGCTCGATCCGACGCATGGCGTGCTGACTATCTCGCTGGTCGTCGTGCTCGCCTTCATTGGCGTCATCGTCGTCAGCGTCCTGTGGACGATTCCAACGGACGAGACGACATCGGCGGTCATCGGCGGCCTGGTCGCCGCGTTCGGCGCGATCGTCACCTACTGGATCGGCCGGGGAAAGAAAGACTGATGAACATTGAGATCAGCTTCGATGCCGATCGCGTGGTCGGCAAGCTCGAAGCCGCGCTCGCCCGCGCCGAAGGTTTGCGCCAGGCGATGCCGGAGGAATTCTCGACCTGGCAGGAAACCGACATGAACCGCCGGCGGGCCGAGACGATCGTGACGGACCCGAGCACCGCCTACATGGTCATCCCGCGGCGCGGCCGCAAGCTGATCGTCTCGCGCGGGCGCGTGGTGAGGCGCCAGCGGCCGCAGATTATCCGGCGCCGCGTAAGAGCCCCGCCGATCCTGCGGCCTGAGCTCTACGAGCTGCTGCGCCAGCGTATGAGCGCGCTGCTGATCAAGACCTTCGCCGCCTGGAGGACTTAAGCCATGGGCCTGAATATGTCGGCGCTGGTGAAATTGCCGGCGATGGATATTTTCGCCCGGCCGATCGACGTGACGCCGATCGCCTCGCAGCCTGGCGTGGCGAGCTATCGGGCGCGCGGCTATTACAGCACCACCGATCTTGACGTGCAGGCCGAGGATGGCTCGGTCGTCAGCGATCAGCGGACTTACATCGACATCCGCGCCGCTGAATTCGCCGTTGTGCCGAGCCAGCGGGACGTGATCGACATTCCCGCGGACGGTGGCGTTCCGGCGGAAGGCCGCTTCGAGGTGGTCAGTGGCGCCGACGATGGCGGCGGCTTGACGACGCTCATCATCCGCAGGTTGGCGGTCACGCGGCCATGAATGTGCGCGTCGCCACCGATCCGGTGATCGAGACGCAGAGCTATGCCTGGGCCCTGCGCGAGGCCTTCCTAGGCGCCGCGTCGCGGGCGCCGTTCTTCGCCAACTTCACGCTGCGCCGTACGAAAGAACTGCCGATTGAGCCGGTGACCTTGCCGACGCTGGGCGCCTATTTCCTCGATGAAGTGATGGCTCCCGAGGGCGATGGTAATGCCGGCGAGCTGGTGTTCGTTGCCACGGCCCGCATCGGCTTTTCCGTCATCGTAATCAACAACGACCCGGAGGCGGCCGAGGCGACGCTCGATCGCGCTTTCATGGCGCTGATGAACGCCATCTGGCGGGACGCCTACGTGACCAACCTTATCGACACTCATGATCCGCACCGCGGCGAAGGCTCGCCGCTGAACGCCCGTTTCGAATCGGTGCCGCGCCAGCTCCGCCGCCCGGTGATCTCAGGAACCATCGGCTCCAAGAACGAGACGCCGATCGCTGAGCTGCAATACGAAATTTCGCTGCTGCACCGTTGGGACTTCGGCCCGACGATCGTCGACGAATTCGAAGAGATGTGGCTGACCACCGCCTATCCGCCCGGCCTGACCGAGGAAGAGCGCGAAGCCGTTCAGCAAGTCCGACAGCAAGTTCGCTTGCGGCAGAACCCAAGGAGCTGGCCCGATGATCGACATCATCCCGAAAATCTCGCGACAGGAGCGTCAGCGGCTCATCCGCGAGGCTTCGGCGGCGCCCCACGTGCCCAAAACCCGTGAGCCGCACATCTCACGACAGGTGCGCCAGCAGATCATCCGCGAAGCCTCGGCGATGCCGCGCGTCCGCGTCTTGCCGGCGAACGCCGAGATGCGGCGCTTGTTGAAACATCAGCCCGGCGGCATCGGCTTTCGTGCCGAGGGGTCGGTCGAATGGCCGCTCGATAATTTCACCCGCCGATGCCTCGCCGACGGCTCGATCACGCTGGTGAGCCGGCGGCCTGAGACGATGACGCTGCGCGTCAAGCGAAGCGCCAAGCCTACCGAGCCACCCGCGCCAAAGCCGGTCCTGCGCAAGCGCGCGCCCCGGGCCTCACCCAAGTCGAAAAGGAGCTAGCCATGCCGATTTCGTTTTCGAGAATCCCGGCGGGATGGAAGGTGCCGCTGTTCTGGGCCGAGGTCGATCCGTCGATGGCCGGCCTGCCGATCCTATGCCAACCGGCGCTCATCACCGGCACCATGTTCGCCGCCGGCGAGGCCGAAGCCGACGTGCCGATCCCGGTCGGCAGTCAGGCCCAGGCCGACGCCTATTTCGGCCAAGGCTCCGAGATGTCGCGGATGTTCAAGTCGTTTTACAAGAACAATTTCGCCAATGAGGTCTGGGGCGTCGGCGTCAAGGAACCGCCGGCAAGCATCAAGGCCACCGCCACGCTGAAAGTGGCCGCAGTGGCGACCGATGCGGGTACCATCCACCTCTACGTCGGCGGCGAGCATGTGCCGGTCAACATTGGCTCAAACGACACCGCGGGCGAGATCGCCGATGCCATCGCTGAGGCGATCAACGACATGCCGTCGCTGCCCGTGCAGGCCACCGGCCCTGGCGGCTCACCGCCTCCGATCGGCCAAGAGGACAGCTTTGACGCGCAGGTGACGGTGGCTGGCGACATCGACGACGGCGACTACTGGCTGACCATCAGGCAGCAGCAGGTGCGTCGGGCAGCGGCCGCGGGCCGACCGACAACGAATGGCAACGGGGCGCCTGAACAGCAGCCCGGTGAAGGTGAAGGCCAAGGCGGCGAAGGCCGACCCGAGGATGAAGGCGAACAGGCACCGCCTGCCCCGCCGAAGCGCGTCGAGGAAGATGAAGTCGAGATCACTTGCCGATGGGCCGGCGTCAACGGCAACGACATCAAGATCACGACCAACTATTACGGCCGGGCCGGCGGCGAAGTAACGCCGATCGGCCTCAATCTTGAGCTGCCGCCGGGCGGTCATCTCACCGGTGGCGTGGGCGTGCCGGACTTCGGCAACGCCATCATGAACCTGGGCGAAACCGTCTTTGAGTACGTGGCGCTGCCCTACACCGACGCGAATACGCTCAGAGTGTGGGAAGAGGAATATGGCTTCAGCGATTCGGGGCGCTGGGGTTGGATGCGGCAATTGTATGGGCATCTGTTCAGTGCCCGGCGCGGCATCTACGGCGACCTGATTACCTTCGGTTCCGGTTCGGGGCGCAATGCGGCGCAGACATCGGTCATGGGCGTCGAGCCGGCTTCACCCTCGCCGGTGTTCGAATGGGCGGCCGCCTATACGGCCAAGTCGCAACGAGCGCTCACCAACGACCCAGCTCAGCCGTTGCAGACCTTGTCGCTCGACGGCATCAAGCTGGCGCCCTTGCATGAGCGTTTCAACCTACCGCAGGTCAACGGGCTCGCCGGGCATGGCATCGCGACGCAGATCGCGAGTGCCGACAACGTCACGCCGATGATCAGCCGGGAAACCACGAACTATCAATTGAATTTGTTCGGGTTCGAGGACGACGCCTACGAGCTGGTGACGACGCTGGCGACCCTAGCGCGGCTGTTGCGCAGCCAGCGACAGGCAATCACGTCGAAATACCCGCGCCACAAGCTCGCCAATGACGGCACGCGCTTCGGCCCCGGTCAGGCGATCGTTACGCCGGGCATCATCAAGGGCGAATTGATCGCCCAGTATCGCGATGATGAGTTCAACGGGCTGGTCGAGGACACGCGCAATTTCAAGCGGCATCTTCTCGTCGAGCGCGATTCGAACGACCACAACCGGGTGAACGTGCTCTATCCGCCCGACCTGATCAACCAACTGCGCATCTTCGCGGTGCTGGCGCAGTTCCGCCTGCAATACAACCGCGGCCTCGATGTCGAAGTCGCGGCCGGCGTCACCACCGGGCAGACCGGGATTTTCGCATAGGAGGCTTAGATGGCCCAACGGATCGGAGGAATCGCCTTCATCTTCGTGGATGGCGAACAGTACCCATTGCGGGGGAATTTCACGGTGTCGCCGTCCGCCGTCGAGCGCGTCATGATCGCCGGACAAGACGGCGTGCACGGCTACCAAGAGCTGCCGCGCGTGCCTTACATCGAGGGCGATCTCTCGACCACGGCCGGCCTCTCTCTTGAAGACCTCGAGGCGCAGACGGACAACACCGTGATCGCGCAGCTATCGAATCAGCGGCAATACACCCTGGTGCACGCCGTCTGTCGCGCCGGTCTGGAGGCCAACACCCGCGACGGGCAGGTGCGCGTCCGCTGGGAAGGGCTCTCTTGTGAGGAGATCACGATTTGAACGACAAACCCATCCGCGAAGGCTTCGTCGATGAGCGTGAGCCGCCGGTCGTGCCCCGGCGTCCTCGCGAGACGCCCGGCGCGCGTCATCCAGCGCGTGAGCCGCCGCCCATCACCGAACCGACTGAGCCGGAAGAGCTGGCCGCCGAACCTGCCGCGGCGCCCGAACCGACAGCCGAACCGGCACCCGAGGTCTGGCCGATCAAGGTGCGTCTGCTGCATAAGCCGACGCGCAACAACAAGAATGAACCCATCCATGAATTGACCTTCCGCGAGCCCACCGGCGGCGACATCAACCGCTACGGCAACCCGGTGCGCATCAGCCAGGAAGGCGACGTGATCATCGACGAGAAGAAGATGACCTTGATGATCTCGACGCTGGCTGGTGTATTGTTGCCCTTCATCGAGGCACTGGACCCGCGCGACTGGAATTCTTGTGCTTATCGGTTGCGTGGTTTTTTTCTTCCGGACCCGTCGGCCTGGTAGGGGAGGACGACAACCCGGTCCTCGACGCCTACCGGCTAGCACGCTGGTACCGGCAAAACCCCGAAATCTTCCTCGCGATGCCGCTGAGCGAAGTCCGCATGCACTTGGCGCGGACCCTGCAACTGGCGCGCATCATGCGATCGGAGGCCGCCGACGATGGCGACTGAATACGAAGAGTTGCGCCTTAACGTCTCGCTGGTCGACAACGTCTCGTCGGCGCTGGAGCGCATCAAAAGCAGCCTGCAGAACCTCGGCGGCGGCCCGTCGGGCGCCGGCATGGATCGCCTCAAGCGGCAATCGCAAGAGCTGACCGGAACCATCAAGGGCCTGACGGGCGGCTTCGGTGAAGCCGCCACGGCGATCGGGAAGTTCGCCGGTCCCGTCGGCTTGGCCGCCGGCGCGGTCGTCGGGCTGGGCGTCGCCGTCGCTAAGGCGCTGTCGGGCTTGCGGGACTACGCCAATGAAATGGACCGGCTCGGCAAGATGGCGACGCAGACGGGGCTTAGCGCCGGGCAAATCAAGTCGATGAGCGAGGCGATGGAGCGCTCCGGTATCAGCGCCGACAAAGCGACGGCGAACCTGAGCGGCCTAGCGGGCGCGATGGCCGACATCGGCCGAGCGAATAGCGAGCTGCGGCAGAAGCTCCTCGCCGGGGCCGGCCAGGGTAGTGATCGGGCGCAGATGGAAATGCTGCTCGGTGAGCTTGGCCGAGTGGCCAACAACCCGGAAGCCTTCGCCAATCGCGTGCGGCAGGCAATGGATGAGATTTACGATGCGGTGCTGGCGCGTACCGGCTCATCGACCCGCGCGGCCGAGGCGCGCGATAAGTTCTCGCGAGAGTTTGGCGCGCCGGACCTGAAGCATTTCCGCGGCGAATTCCAGGCCATGACCAGGGAGCAGGCCGTAGCGTTGGAAGCCAGCATCCGTGATGCCAATGAGTTCAACGCGGTCACGGCGCGCATCGGTCAGTCCTGGGGCAAGATCACCGACACCATCTCGTCTGTCGTCTTGCCGGCGGCGACGGCGGTCCTAAAGCCGCTGGCTAACGAATTGGCAGACATCGCTAGTGCCTTCGAGAGCATCGGCAACGCCCTCAAGAATCTGTCGCCGCCGCAATGGTTCGCCAAGATCGGCGAGGTGGCCAAGGGGCAGATCGCAGGTAGCGGCATCATTGCCGGCATCGGGGCCGGTGTCGGTGCCGGAGTCGGCGCGGTTGGCGCGGGCGTCAGCGCCTTGGGCACGGGCGCGGCCAATGTAGGCGCTGGCGTAACCGGAGCCGCCAGCGCCGCCGCCGGTGGCGTGCGCGGCCTATTACCGGCCTGGGCCGGCGGCGTCGCCAAGAAACAGTTCGGCGGCGTGATCTCGCACGACATGCTGGCCATGCTGCACGAAGGCGAAGAGGTGATCCCGGCCGGACAGCGCGAGGGCGGCGGTGGTGGCGGCCGGCTGATCCTTGAGCAAAACCGGCAAATGCACGAATTGAACGCCACGACCGAAGAGCAGGCCGAACAGTCGCGACAAGTCGCCGACGAATTGCGCACGCTCAATCAATATCTGATGAGCTCGATGGCGGGTGCGGGCGGTGCGGCGGCCGGCGGCGGTATCCGCATGGCGGGGCTCGGCGGCCTTCCGGGCATGCGCGGCGGCGGAGGCGGCGCCTATGGCGGCGGCGGGGGTTATGCCGGGGCGGGCGTCGGTGCCACCCCACGCATCAGCGGCACGGCCGGCGGCGGCGCTACACCGGCCGCCTGGGGTGACAGCGCCTATGGCGGCGGCGCGACGCCGACGACGACGGGCATGGATGCTGGCGGCGGCGCCTCGCCGAGCGCGACCGCTGGGCCGGCGGGCGATCCGACCGTACCGGGGGCGCTCCTCGAGCAGGCGCGTACGGTAGCGATAACGAGCGGGCCGGGCGGCGTCGACGCCTTCATGAAGGCGCAAGGCTATCCGCGCTCCGGCGCTTGGTGCGGCTCATTCGCCGCCTCAGTCGTCAAGTCGCAAGGCTTGACGCCGCCGCGCAATCCGGAGGTCGCATCGAACTGGCGGAATTTCGGCGAGGCCGTGACCGGACAGCCGCAAGCCGGCGACGTGGCGATCCGGAGAGGCGCACGCACCGGAGGGACGGGATCGCACGTCACGTTCGTGCAAGACATCGATCCGTCGACCGGCAGGTTTACCGGCTTCGGCGGCAACCAGGGCGGGGCGGCGCGCGCGAGCCGCTACGCGACGAGCCAATTCGATTTCCGGCGAGCGCCGGGCGGCGGCGTCAAGCCGGAGGGCTCGGACGTGGGCGCCGGCGGCGGCTCAAGTGGAGGCGGCGGCGCGACCGCCTCCTGGGGCGGTGGCGGCAAAGGCGGCGACCTGTTCAACCAGCGCGCGCCACAGCTCATGACCGAACTGCAAGAGGATCTGGGCCTGTCAAAACATCAGGCGGCGGGTCTGGTCGGCAACCTCGGCTATGAAAGCGCCGGCTTCAAATCGCTTCAGGAGGGCAAGCCGATCGCCGGGGCTGGCGGCTTCGGCTACGCGCAATGGACCGGGCCGCGGCGCAATGAATTCTTCAAATGGGCGCGCGACAATCAGCTCGACCCGAAGTCACATGAGGCCAATGCCGGCTTCCTCAAGCACGAGCTGCGCGGCAAGCATTCCGGCTTTCTCGAGCGGCTCAAGAAGACGCAGACGCTTCAAGAAGCGACCCGGCTCACGCACGAAAAATATGAGACGCCGGCCGACGTGCAGCCGAAGTACTGGGCGCAAGGCGTCAAGCCCTACAAATCGGCGGCCGGTCGTTTGCAATATGCGCAGCAGGCCGCCGGCCTCGATCGCGGGCCACTCGATCGCGACATGGGCACCGAGGTCAATCACAAGGTGGAAGGGACGGGCAAGCTCACCGTCGATGTGAACGCGCCCGCAGGAACCAAGGTGCAGGCGGAAGGCGGCGGCCTGTTCAAGAACGTCGAGACCAACCGCCAAGTGCAGATGGCCGAGGCGAGCGAAGGGCCGGCGGCATGAAAATCCTCGATCTCGATAGCCCGTGGCGCAACGCGCTGCTCCCGGCGTCCTACAAAAATTGCGAATTCCACGTCGAGGCGATGACCTTCGACGGCGGGCGCCGCAACGTCCCGCATGAGTTTCCCAAAAAGGACCGACCCTATGTCGAGGACATGGGCCGGCGAGCCTTCAACGCGACGGTGCGCGGCTACTGCATCAGCTTCCCGGTCAACACCGTCTATCCGCTCTACCGCAAGGATTACCGCGTCGCTCGCGATCTCCTGCATGATGCGCTTCAGGCCGGCGGTCCCGGCCGCCTGCAATTGCCGAGCTTGCCGGCGATGATCGTCGCTGTCGATCGCTACCGGCTGAGCGAGGAAAGCCGTCTCGGCGGCTATTGCACTTTCGACATGACCTTCGTCGAACAGGGCGAACCGCCACCGCCGCCGGCGGTGGCCAGCCGGCAAGTGCTCATCTCGCAATCGGGCATCATGATCCAGCGCGTCGTTGCCAACCTGAGCGGCGTGCCATGATCAAGGCCGATGCCGAAGAAGCGGCTTCGATCGTGGGCGTCGTGCTGTCGGCGATTCTGGGCGTGACGCCGACGCGCGGCCGCTCGGGTGCCGATCTCCGCACCGCTATCGGTGACTTCCAGAGCCGGGCGCTGCCGCTCATCCAATACGATCAAAGCGGGCCACCGCTCGCCCGCATCTTCGACCTGATGCGCAAGGGCGGCGCCAGCCTCGCGCAAGTCGGGCTTGTGCGCGATGTCGCCGCGGGCGCCAAACCACTCACGCGCGGCGGCGTGCTGATGAAAAACAGCTTGATCAATCTGGCGCTGGCCACCGAGGCGCGCATCATCGCCGACACGCAATTCAAGAGCCGCGAGGACGCCGAGGATCTGCAACAAGAGATGAACGAGGCCTTTGATGCGATGGAGGTGATCGCCGCCGACGCGATGGATTCGCCAACCTACCGGGCGCTGATCGAGCTACACGCCGCCGTGACGAGCTATCTGGTGACGACGCAGCGGCCGCTTCCCTACATGCTCAATTTCGAGTTCGCCGCGCCGGCATCGACCTTGTTTTTCGCGTATCGGCTCTATGACGACGCCAGCCGCGCCGATGAGCTGCGCGAGGAAAACCACGTCGTGCATCCGGCCTTCGCCCGGCCCTTCGGGCGCGCCCTGGCCTCATAATGCTGTTCGGACCGATCCCCAATCCGGCCGAGGTGGCAACGCTGATCGTCGGCGGCCGCAAGTTCGATGACTGGACTAGCGTCATGGTGCAGCACCGCTACGCCGAGGCGTGGCCGCTGTTCCGCTTCAGCGCCGTCGAGCGCTTGCCGGCGATTCAATCCCGGTGGGCCAGTCT